CTGGTTGACGCGTTCGCCGGCTTGCCGTCCGGAGTGCAGCAGACCCTCGTGGTCATGGCATCATTGGCCGGCGTGTTCGGAGCCGTACACAAGGCCGCAGGCAATCTCAACGGCAGTACAAGCACCATGGCCAACAACATCGGCCTGGCCATCGACCCGATCCAGCGCGTCAAGACCGCTCTCAGCTCCGCCATGACCGCGTTCGAAATGTTCCGCGCGAGAGGCATGAGCGCGCAGGAGCAATTGGAGACGTTCGGCACTGCGGAGGATTCCGCCACGCTCCGATCCAAGGGGTTCCACACTGTTGCCGACGGACTCATCTCACTTATGGGAGGTCCGTGGGGCATCGCCCTGGGCATTGCCACGACGGCGCTCACCGGTTTCATGACGGCCGCGCAGAATACCAAGCAGGCGGTGCAGGAAGTGCAGTCAGCCGCAGCCAATGGAGCCAGCGCTATCCACGAGGCGCTGGTCAACCAGCTGCAGAATATGGATGTCGGCACCTTCCATGGCGAACCGGGATGGCTCAGTGCGATCGAGCAGGGCATCACCGGATCGAAGAAGCTGACCGACGTGATGAGCGAGGCCGGCATCAGCATCACCACCATGACCAAGGCCGCCGAAGGCAACAAGACGGCCATCAAGCAGGTCAACTCGGCGGCGGACAAGCTCGGCTCCAGCCTTGGCAGCGGGTCACATAAGGCCACCGCGCTGCGCGACGGCCTTTCCGCCCTGACCACCGCCTACCAGCAGGGCACGAAAGGCGCCAAGGACAAGTCCAAGGCGTTGGACGAACTCGATGTCAAAACCAATAGCGCGGCGAAATCCACGAAGGATGAGGCCAGCGCGAACAAGGATCTCGCCGATTCCGCCTCGGACGCGTCCGAGGAAATCGACGACCTCGTGAAGTCTCTGTTTGGTTTGGAGTCAGGTAATCTGACCGCAGACGAGGCTGTCGACCAGCTGAATCAGAAGATTGGCGAATTGACCGAAACATGCCAAGACAATGGTGTGGTGTTCGACCAGAACGGCAACCTGCTCGACAGGTTTTCCGAGAAGGGCACCAAGACCAAGCAGGCTTTGGAGGACATCGCCAGCAGCGCCCAGAACGCTGCGGAGAAGATTCTCAAGCAGGGCGAGAGCACCGGTTTCAGCAGTGGCGAAATCGAACGTGCGAACGGCGTGCTGCAGGATGCACGTGACGCGATCATCAGGCAGGCCGAAGCCTCGGGTATGAGCGAACAGGCCGCCAACGCTTTGGCGGATCGGTGGGGTCTGAGTTCCGACCGCATCAAGGCTTCCATCGACAATATCAGGATGACCGCCGACAACAACAAGGCGAAGCTCGACGTCGACGATTCCAAGGCCAAGAAGAAGACCAAGACCGCCGAGACCAACGTCGACAAATTCAACAAGAAGATCGCCAAGGCCAAGCTCGAAGCCGAAGCCAAGAAGGCCACCGCCAGCGCCAAGAAGGCGCAGAAGATGATGCAGGCCTTCAACAAGACCCACGTCAAGGCCACACTGGATGCGACCGACAAGGCGTCCAAGAAAGCCAAGACCGCCTCCGCGAACGTCAACAAGTTCAACGGCAAGAAGTCCACAGCCAAGCTCGACGCGAAGGATAACGCATCGCCGAAGGTCGACAAGGCCAACTCCAAGAAGCTGACCAACAAGCGCAACACCTTGGACTCCACGGACAAGGCCACGCCGAAGACGAACGCCGCGAACGCGAAGAAGCTGACCAACAAGCGCAACACGCTTGATTCGACCGACAAGGCGTCATCGAAGGTCGACGCCGTCAACCGGAAGAAACTGCAAGACAAGAAAAGCACCGCCTCGGTCAACGACCAGGCCACGCCGGTGCTCCGCTCTATCAACAATTTCAAGATCCAGGACAAGTCCTTCACCGTCACCGAGCATACGAAGAAGGATAGAGCCTACACCGGCGGCATGTTCACTGACGGGCATTTCGACCGATTCTCCACCGGCGGCATCTTCGACGGCTATGTCAGTCCGACATGGGCAGCCGGAAACGGCATGAGCGATTCGGTCCAACTCCTGAACGCAGCTCTATCCTCCGGAGAATTCGTCGAAAACGCCGCAGCAACCGACTACTACGGCGTCGCCACTATGCGCGCTTTGAACGAGATGAAAATCCCGCGGGAGGTGTTCTCCACCTCGCGTGACATGCCGATTGTGGTCAAAGTCGAAATGCCGGCCGAAGCAGGCGCCACCACCGTCAACATGCCCATGAAGATCGTCACCACGCAACAGCCAAGCGTGACAGGCACCATCATCGGCCGCACCGCCAGCGCGGCAGTAAGGAGCGCTCGCTGATGTCAGACGTCACACTCACCGCCAACGGCTCGTCCGTCACCCTCCACGGCGACGGCGACTGGCAGGGGCCCGGCATCGCGCTGACCGGCATCGCCGGATGGTATCAGACGCCGGACCCGAAGATCACCGTCACCGTCAGAGGACAGGGGGACGGTGGCCACGACATCGCCGAATCCGACATCCTCTACGCGGCGCGCGTCGTGACCGTTGGCTACCGCGTCATCGCCGGAGACCGACAGGAGGCGCTCGGCCTGCTCGCCCAGCTCGACCGGGCCGTCCATGGCCTCGTCGCCTGCCGCGTCACCGACCAGGGACAGGACACGCAATGTGTCGGCGGCTACTACAGCAGGAGCCTCGAGCAGAAGATCCAGAATCCCCTCTGGCAGAACCTCAGCGGCGACATCACGCTCGTGTTCGAGCGGCCGGAGCGAGTCGCGGCCGAAGCTCGTCGGATCCAGCTCACCGCACAGCATGTCAGCATGGCAGGCGGCGGCCTCGACTACAGCGCCAACCGCACGGGACTCAGATACCCGCTCTCATACGGCCTCAAGGCCGAAGGCGCCGGCACCAACGTCGGCGTCCTTACCAACCAGGGATCCAGCCGCGCCTCCCCGGTCTTCATCGTCAACGGTCCCATGCCCGACGGCGTGAGACTCGACTTCCCCGGATTGCAGCAGTCCATCCACTGCACGCAACCGGTCCAAGACGTGCCCCTCGTCCTCGACTCGCGCACGCGAACCGCCTCGATCGGAGGGCAGGAC